CCTCAGCTTCGTAAACCTCAGGTAAGTACTGCTGAATGAAATCATTCGCACCACCGTTAAATGCTAGGTAATTCCCAGCTAGTAATTGTTGTTGTTGGGAAGGTACTACGCTTCCAAACACAGGAGTTATTTGTCCCATAATAATTAATTGTTTTGTTTTTAGTTAAATTTTCTTGTTTTAATCTTCAATTTAGAAGAATCAAGACCGCTTATTGCTTTAACTTTTATCCCTCCAAGAAAAGCTTCTCCACTAGAACTTTCTCTAATTTGGCCTTTTACATTTTTGGATTGTGCAACCAGATCTTTAGTAGCATCGGATTTACCTTGCTCATAAAAATGTTTTGCAATTGAGTCAACGTTGTCAGCAGCATACATAGCTTTGTGATAGCCTTTAACATCTTTTACTTTTCCATTGTCATCTAAGAACCTCTTAAGTGTATTGGAAAAATCAGATTGTTTAACAGCAACATCAGTTGGATTTTTAATCCCATATCTAAATTTTTTCTCTCCTAAATCGATATCAAAACCTTTGAAATCATTAGAAAAATATTCTTTAGTATCAGACTCAAAATCACTTCGACGCTCTTTAGCAATGTTTTGATCTTCATTGTATCGATTGAAAAAGTCCACAGCTTTTTGTTGGTCTTTAGTAGTACCAGGTCTCAACTTGATTTCCTCGTAATATTTACTTTTTAAACCTTCTAAATGCTTTGAAGCTTTTGCAACCTCTTCTTTATACGCAAGTTTCTTTTGACGAACCTCACGCTCTTCATCCACCTCTTCATCATAAGAAAAATTATCTTCAATCATGAAGTTGATTTCTTCTGAATCTAAGTGTGACTTAGCTTGTTTGTAATACTCTCTTAATAAAGTATCATTATCTACATTAGAATAGTCAGCGTTTAATCTAACATAATCTTCTAACGTGCCACCAGTTTCTTTCATAAAGTCTACAACTTTTTCAATGTTTTCTGGTAGCTTAGCTACTTCTCTTACTTCTTCTGGAGTAGGAGCAATAACTTTTTGTTCTATTTTTTCACCTATTTCTTGTATTTCTTCTTCTATTTTTTCTTCAATAGGTTTACTTTCTTCTTCTTTAATTTCAGAAACCGGGCTGGGCTCTGGTACTCGTTCGTCCACTTTAGGGCTATCTCCGGTTTGTTCGCCCACAACCACTTTCTTTGTTTCTCCGACTGGAATGGCATCTGGTTCTGTTTTAGGTTTAGATAAATCTATTTTTATAGGTTCATCACTTTTTGTTAATTGTTTTGGTTTTTTAGATTTAATCTTAAAAGACCCTTCTTGTTTCACTTCTGTTGACATAATAAAATAATATAAAATTAATAAAATTGTTTATTGAGGAGCAAATTGCTCTAGCCCAATTCCGCCCATGCTATCATTACCAGAAGATTCAAAATCTGTAGGTAATAAATCATTTTGACGCTGTTCAATCATCTTTGATTGTTGTGTTGCCTGTATTTTAGTTCGTTTATCTTTTCGATCTTCAATTTCAGCTTCCTTTTTTTGTTTTTCTTGACCTTGCATTTGAGCAAGTTGTAATTGATATTGAAACTCTTCAGCCATTAATTGTTTTTTAATTATAGCTTCTTGTTCCATTCTTTGTATTTCAAACTGAGACTTAGCTTGTTCTATTTGTATCTCTGTTTGAGCAAGTGCTTGTTGTTTTTGCACTTCATTCATAGCAGCTTGTTCAGCAGCTTGTGAATTTGCTTGAGCTTGATCTTGCATTTGTTGTTTTTGCATAGCCTGCTCTGCCTCTTGTTTTTTTATTCTTCTAAATTTTAAAACTTGATTAGCTAGCTTTAAATTTTTAATTTCTCTTATATCTATTGCATCTTCAAGATATATTTGATTTTGTTGTAAAGCTACCTGAATGTTTTGTTCAAGCATTGCTTTGTCTTCATCTTCAGGTTCCAGTTCTAAAAATATACCAAAATCATGTAAGGCTATATCTTTTATTTCATCTAACGTTGCAACATTAAAATGATTTAAAGATTTAACTAAAGCTTCATTAGTTAATTCAAAATTTAGCATATCAGCAATTCTTAATGAAATGTTTTCACAATTTCTAAGTGTAAGATATAAACCAGCATCTAATATATGTTTAGTAGCTATATTTGAAGCGTTTGCTGCCATTTTTTGCAACCCAACTAAAGCGTTAGGATCTTGTTGTCCACCATCTCTAGCTTCATTAAGACCTGTTACATCTCTTATCATCTGTAAGTAATATTGATAAGTATTAATTAAAGACTGTATTTTACCATTAGCACTAGAAGATTGCAACTCTTGTATAGGTATTTTACCTCTATTAGGATCACCATCTTGTGTTAAGCTTCTACCAACTATACTACCAGTTTGAAAGTACATGTTTAAAGCTTCTTGTGGATTGTAGTTTGTTCCATTACCTAAATCAACTTCAGCCAAACCATCAACATCAACAAAAACACCATCTGGAACAACTCTTTGAATTACTTGTTGTAATTTTAAAGATGTAATTTGTATCATGTCTGCAAAACTAGTGCACCTACTAACTAAAGATTCTATACGTCCTTGATACAAGTTTGGAGCACATATGTTATAATTCATATATACTTTAGTTATATCAGCATTAGGTCTTGTCATATTTTCTCCAAGTTCCCACTCAAGCATTTGAGGAACACCCATTACTTTAGCACCACTAAATAAAACTTCTATACTTCTTGATACTCTTTCAAAGTTATCACTTTCAGGTGGATTAAATGTATCTGGTTTTTGTAAAGTTTTTTCTAATCCATTTTCAGTCTTTTTTATTTTAAATACCTGGTCAATAAATGTTTTATATTCAAAAAACAATATTTGAACCATATCATTGTCATAGTTTGGATTAGCTATGTAACCATCACGACCTGGGTATCTAACCATCATCTCCATTTCCTTATCAGTAAGATTAGGAAATCTTTTCTTTATTTCAGCTATAGTCATAGACTTTATTTCGCCTACATAATATATATCTTCAAAATTAGGATCGTTAGTAAAAGAATAAACTAAATTAGCAGGATCTACATAGTCAACAACCACACCATTAGCTTTATTAAAAGAAGTTTTTGTTGCACCAATACCAATAGTAGTTATGTCTTCAATAATTCTTTTTTTAGTTAAATTATATTTATTTAAAGATAGTATAGTGTTTATAGCTTCTTCTTCAGCAATTTCTACAGACTGCTTGTAGTCTAGTTGCATATAAACTTCTAATTCTTTAACATTATTAGGTAGTTCACTAGTATCCTTATCACTAGCCCCAACCTTCATACCTAGTTCAGAACTAAATGTATTTAAATAGTCTTTATTTATCATATCTGACATTAAAGAGTTTGCATAATCTGTTCTTGTTTTTACTGAAACAGGATCTTGTGCAAAAGCTTTTATGTCATAACTTTTAGCTGCTATACCATTTACTACTATATCTACAAATTTAGGTATAATAGGTACTGGCTTCCAGTCTAAATTTAAATAAGATAAATCACCATTAATAGATAATTCATCTTTATATTTTTGTACGTTCTGCTCACCACGAGCGTATAATCTTAAGTTATGAAAATTTTGATAACCTGTATTCCATCTACTTCCATTTATTCTTCCTCCTCTAAACCACTCATATTCAATAGCTTGTCCAACTAACAAACCATATTCTTCAGTTTTCTTTTCCTCTTCAGATACCATCTGACTTGGAAACGCACTATTAATACCAGTGTTTAATTTCATCTATTAATTATTTTTGATGTACCGCCTTTATTATCATATTTAGAAAAAGTTAAATTTACTGGTTCTTTTATAACTTCGGCAACAGGTCTATATTTATTTTTATTGCAAGCCATGATTGCTAACCCCGAACTAATTGAGGCATCATGCTTCGTTCTATCGTTTATATTAAAAGCCGCCCAGTCTTCTAACGTTCTTTGAAAATACATAGTTCCGTATTGTTCATTATTAAAACCTATAAAATTTTCTATGTAAGCTTCAATTGCAGCAGCATGGGCTTGTTTTATATCTTCACTTGAATTTGGTATACCACCTATTTCTTTTTCAGTAACAGATAGTTTATGCATTGTTTTATCAGGTCTATTCATAGAGTAACCTCTATAACCTCTTCTTTTAAAATGATACAGTAATCTTGGTTTATTATTTTCAGCTAATATTGGCATACCATAAAATATACAAGCCATCAATACATCTTCAAAGAAGATCTCTGCAGTTGGAGGTCTTGATATGTATTCTAAAAATATTAAATTTGCAGGAGCATCTTCCATACTAAACTTAGTTAAACCGTGTAACGATCCTTTAGAACCTCTCCCATCAACTGTTCCTGATATATCATAACTATCACATCCAAAAGCTCCCATGTGTTCATTACCAGGATATTTAGAACCGTTCTTAATAAGAACTTTATTCTGTTGATTAATGTTTGGTACCCATGAGACATAAAACCTACCTTGTTTAGTAGGAACAAACATTACGCTTGTATCTTTAATCCCATCTTTCCATTGAAAATTACCTTGAGTAACCACACCTGAGTGTTTTAAATCTTCATTATGATCTATTTGTTCATAGATTTTAGTTAGATTAAATAAAGACTGCTTAGTCTCATCTCTGAAAGCGTGTTTTTCTGTACGTGGAAATTGTCTATATAATTCGTTAAGTCCATCAGGATCTTCCTTAAGACCTTCTACTTCATTCTCCCAATGTTCGATGACCCCAATTTCAATCGCTTGACCATCAACGCCTTTAGTTTTGGATTTTGGAGTGTCAAAGACAGGGTATCCATAAGTATCAATGTATCCTTCGTAGTTCCATTCCATAGGTATAAACAAGCTATATAATCCTGAGCGAGTCTGTCCATTGCGGTTTCTTTTACTAACGTTTGAGTCATCGTATAATTTTTTGTAGTTTCTACCTCCTTTATCTAAAGCATTTGATGTTGATCCCATCATACATTTACCTATAACCCTACTACCTAATCTTAATGTTGTTTTTGTAACTCGCCAATTGTTTAATATGTTTTCTGGCTTTTCCCACTTACCTGCTTCATCGTGTACAAGTAATGCAAGCTTCTCTCCGTCATAGGAGTTGTCTCCTGTATTTTTCCAGTCAATAGTTGTATCCAGTCCAACGATTTCCTCCATTTGTTGATTACTATCAAGTTTTTTTCTAGTGAATCTTGAAGCAGGAACTCTGTATGCAAGTTCTGTTTTTGGTCTATCCATACCATCTTGGATAGGTTTAAAGAAAAAAGGGTAGTTAACTGAAATTGGAACA